TAAGGCTAAGAATAAACGGCGAACATTGATTCTGTCAAAAGCCGATGGTTTCTTTAACATAGTTTTTTGACCGAACACTGTGAATCCTTCATTTGGGAAGAATGCAACAGGATTCAATGATATCTTGTACAATTGATCGCGTTGTTTTTGTTTAGCATAAACACCTAAATCATTGACACCAGTAACAACTCCTCTTGTGAAACCAGCGGGAGCATACCAAGGTTGGAAGTTGGCATCAGTATTTGCCATAATTGATGCAGCAATACCAGAGAACGGTATCCAAATTTGACGACTTGTTATTGAGTCGGAAATTTGCGCCCAATTTGCATATGCTGTAGCATAAGAACAATTGATTGTTCCAAATTGATGACGCAATGGCCAGTAAATGTGTTGAGAAAAGTTAGAAGCAACATATCCAGCAGCATTAGGATCTGGATCAATTCCAGCATTTGGCGACCAAATCTTTTTGGAATTTGCTATTTTACTATTATCCCCTTGAACAAATATGTTTCTAAGAGGGTCTAGGATGACCAAGAAATCTTTACGTTGTTTTTCAGCAGCATTAATAAAGACATTAGCTACTGAAGTGTAATTATTTCTAATAGAACTTCCCACTTCATCTAAATTATCGTAATTTGTTGTATATAATGCGGAGAGAGATTTCAATGGAATGGAATCTGTAAATTCTCCAGCAGAAAGACCTTCAAAACCAGATTGCTCGATGGCATTTACATAAATTGTACCCAATCCACCCTCTACAGCTAGATCAATCGGATAAACGTCCGAGTTATCAACTAACTCAAGAGCGCGTTCTACTTTAGCTGGTATATGACCAACCTTTTTATCTGTTACAGTTCTATCATCATATATACCCAATGGGAATAGAGAATCAACCGCCCCCATATTATCAATTAAATTTTGAATTGTATCACTATTAGCACCAGTTCTAATTGTATATTGATCATTGTTTTCAATATAACCATTGCTAACAATAGGATCAAGCAATTGTTGAGTTAAAAATCTAATTTTCTTAGCTGGATTCCCATTTATTCTTATTGCTGACGATGTGTATCTATCACTTAAATATGGATTTACAACTAAATTAATATTTCTAGAATCTCTAGAAATTTTTTCAATTGAAAATGTTTTAGTAACTCCACCATTTGGATCTCCAATTTCTCTATGAAAATCAATTGAACCAACATAACTTTCAGCCAAGGCATAATCTATAGTTGTAATATCTCTTGAAAATGCATTTTGACGTAATTTGAAAAGACCAAAAGATATAGAGTCATCAAAACTATCATCCGATAAATCGAAGTTTGATAAATTTTCCATTACTTCAGAAACAGATGAACCATCTCCCAATTTGTTAGCTGAAAGAGAAAACCCTAAACGTGTATTTGGTAATTGAATGTATGATTTAGTACTTGTTATAGAATCTTGAATACCTTTTACGTTCAATATTCCATTAAAATCAGTAGCTGGATTATAATTACTATTATCTATTGTTGCAACATAATAACCCTCAAATTTATTATTTACCGTACTTTGCGATTCATTCAAAACAATAAAAGCAGCATCTCCTAAAGTATCAAAAGTAAAAGCATTTGCTGTAACTGTTGGATGATTTGACCAAGTAATATTTCCATTTTGAATATCTTGATATTGTTCAGGTGTTAATTCAATATGAGTTGGTCTACCAATATAACATGTTTTACCAAAATATTTGTAACTATTCTGTAAATCTGCATCTTTAAAAAACTGATCACCAGCTAAATAAACTATTTCACTATCTAGATATGTGTCATCAAAAACATTATCAAAAGTTTGCACACCATCTAATGCTACTGTAGGCGTCCTAACACTACCAACAACTGAAATACTAGCAGGATTATTAAATAAAGAATTTAAACTTAAAGAAATATTTGGCGCTATATTATATCCCTTACCAGTACGAACAACTTCTATCTCCTTTATACCAAAAGTTGGAGTTATGGTTCCTGTTAAAAGACTTTCCAATGTAGGTAAAATTTTTGAAGGATTACTACCTCCTCCTGAAGCTTCAACGTTTAAAGAAGCATCAAAATCTCCCCTATAGCTGCCAGCAACTAATACGGTTACGGAACTAACACCATATGTTCCCGTTCCTGTATTATCCCGCGCTATATTTGCAACAATCGACGCATTAGTAAATACTTGATCAGTATCGGCCAAAACATTAATGATAGGAGCCTGAGTCAATCCTGAACCAGAAGCTGTATTACTTAAAGTATATAGCAACAAATCAAAAGAAAACAATCCAATACCATCATTTTCCATTGTTTTAACTCTAGCGGAAGCATCGATAGTAAAAGTGCTATTGGTTAACAGAATATTAGGCGCACTTAAATATCCAGATCCACTAGCAGTTAAAACAAAATTTGAAATAACATACGAAGGATCAAATACCAATGTTGGGGGAGTTTGAAATGCTCCATTAGCAATTATTTGAACCGCACTAACACCAAATGTACCAACACCTAATCCATCATTGGCGGTTAAGGCTTTAAATATAGCACCATTCGCTTCACCAGCAGTTGCTATACTTGGTATATTAACATAACCAGCTCCACTGTTTGTTACAAATACACTATTTAAAGCATAAGATGAAACTTCATAGGAAAAAAGATTTTTGGCAATTACTGGATATGCTAATGCGCTATAACGCCAGCTTGAAAACCCTTCACCCTTATTTACACCATATGGTAAACGAGAAACCATAACTTTAGCTGGAGAAGAGTTTAAAACACTTTTAGCTGTATGGTAAAAATAACGTTCAGCGGCATTTGTAGGTAATCCATAAATTTGTTCAAATTCAGAGATACTGGTTGGTTGTAAAACTTCATCGATTGGTCCTTGATCTGCAAAACCTGTAATATATACATTAGTTCCGATATTAGTATCTGCTCTTAACGTTAAATCAACTTCATTGATTTCTACACCTGGTGATTGAATTGTTCTTGCCATATAAACTATTTATATTTTGTCAAGAGTATTTTTTTATAAAAAAAAATAAAAAAAATAATTTAAGGCATTAATTCCGCTTTAAATTGATGATAAGCGTATTGAAAGGAAGACTCCATCTCTCCAGCATCTCTGTCTGAATAATTTACACCCCCTAAAGATACAGGAAAACAATGTAAAAAATCAAATTTAATCACATTTTTATTATATTCATCCCTACCATAAATTGTAATATTTGTTTGATAATCAGGCATAAATCCCTTTGATGGAATTGGAGAATTGTACATTCCAGTTTTTCCTTCATTAAATGAATTCAACCATCTGTATATATTCCAATAATTATTGAACATGTTATCAATTGTAAAATTTACCGTCATATTTTCAAATGCTGGACGATTATACGTTGTAACTTTTGGAACTTGTCCACCATAAGGGACATTTGTAGATGGGATATTTAAAGATGGTATTATTGTCCCATATATTGAGCACTGAACGGCATCTGGTATCACTTTATTATTTGCTCTTTCCAATACAGATTGTTGTGATTTTAAAATTTTAGGCAAATCAAAAACCATAATAAATTTATCTTTTCTTTGTTTATTGAAAGCAGATTGATAAATTGATAAGTTTGTTGCCATATTATTATTTAGAAAGAATTTTTATTGAAAATATCCCAACCATCTTTTTTTAGTATTTCATAATCTGGCAAATTCAAATAAGGATCAGCACTTTCACTAAAATCGCTAAAAATAGTAGGTAAAGGCATAAATGCTTGAGCATCTTTTTCATTTATGTATAAATTATTTGGTGAAGTTATGTTGGAAATACCATAATCAATAGGTTTTAATTTTAAAGGTCTTTGATTATCATCAAAAGAAACAATTTCATAATATCTTTTACAAATATCATTTATCAAAACAGCCACAGTCCATACTAAAGCCATAACTCTATCATCTAAAGTGTTCGCAGTTCTACCGCTCCAAGTTCCATTAGGATGACGGATAAAATCTTTTAATTCTTGTAACGTTTTAACATCTCTCAATCTTATACAGCGCATTTCATTTAAGAAATAACGCATATTGGTCACACCTTCTATTTTTGAATTTTGATGGCTTATGATTCCATTTTTATTAGAAGCCTTGAAATCATTGGATATAGCACCCCTAGTTCCCCATGTTACTATATTTTCATATCCATAATTATTTTTTAAAGAATCGACAACTTGAGCACCACAACCATTTCTTTCTATTAAAACAGGAGGTCTTCCCCACTGTTGTAATATATCATGTAATTTTTGTGCAAAATTATATGGCGATATTTTTTTTGTATAATATACAGCATCTTGAGTTATATTTGTTAGATCAGTAATGTTTAATATTTGACATACGGTTGCGTTTTGATTCAAACCTTCACCAACATCAACTCCAACGGTATAAAAATTGTTGTCCTTCGGCTCTTCCCAAACAACATATTGACCATCATCAAAAATAAATTCGGGGTCTTTGCAACTAGATTCCAAAAGAGTATACACATCTTGATCAATTGGAATTTCTCCAGAAGCTAAAAAAGCGTTTTCATATTCTTGTAAAAATGCTTCTCTAGATTGAAGAGTTCTAACAGTTTCGTTTTTCCATTTTTCATCACGACCAGGCACATCCCACCAATCAACTCTTTCCGCATGCCAACCATTCCACTCCGCACCTGTTTTATTCGCGCCTTCCCACAAACTATGGAAAAGATTACCAATTCCATTTGGCGTAGAAGCTGCGAGAATTTTTGATTTTTTTGCAGAAGAAATAATTGGATACACTGATCTCCAGAAATTTTCCAACAAACCAGCATCAAGGAACGCTAACTCGTCTAATACCAAACAGTTAACAGATTCACCACGACCAGCATCACTACTTGTTGTAGATATACCAACACTTGAACCATTGGAAAGAGTTATATTGGTTTGACCATACTCTACAGCACCAGCCTTAATGAAGTTCGGCATCATTTCAAATGCTGTTTTAATTCGTTTGAGAATCATTTTGGCAGTTTGCTCTTTGTTGGCTACAATTAAAATTCTTTGGTCTTCTTCAAATAATGCAACCCAAAGAGCATATATGGTCATAATTGTGGTTTTTCCAATTTGTCTAGAGGCTAATAAGATATTAAACCTATTCTCTGTTAGCGCCTTTAAAATTCTCGTTTGGAATTTATGCAATTTAATTTTTTGTCTACCATCATCAACATTGATAATGAAAAAATAATTGCTTGCAAAATGTATAATATTTTTTTTACATTTCGCAATCTCCTTTATCATTTCAGGTGTATAATCATATTCCGTTTGAGCAGTTGGGAGACTACTATTACCCAAATAAAACTTTTCTTTTGCTTTTTTTTGCGCCATTTGCAGTATTTAGCTTGCATTTTTAAAAAAACATATTAATCTAGTCATTCTAACAATGAATATTCTTTCTATAGATATAGATTTTATCGCCAACAATTATGCTGACGAAACAGCAGGAGGTAGTTCTCGCCCACACATAAAATGGTGGCAATTTAAAAAAAATGCAAATTTAGATCAAATCAATACTCAAGTTAATTACGATAACTTATCATTTTTATTAGATATCTTCAATCATTGTGCAAATGTGAAGAATAAAGTGATGTTTGCCATAAATCACCATTCAATTTTAATGGAACTTAATAATATTGATGATAAATTCGATATAATAAACATAGATCACCATCATGATATATTGTATCACAGAGATGAAATTATTGATGGTGAAAAATTCGATGTTGTAAATTGTGGAAGTTGGTTGTGGTATTTACATTTCAAAAATAAAATAAATTCATATACTTGGATTAAGAATAAAAATTCATCAATTTTTAATGAGGGAATGACCAATTCGGAAAATCCGAAAAATTATAAATCCTTTTTAAAAGAGGAATTGCCTTTTAATATTAAAGACATTAATTTTGATTTTATATTTGTTTGTCTATCTCCAGAATTTATATTACCAGAACATTGGCAATACTTTCATATGTTGAGAAATATGTATGAACAAAAAATTGGAAAAAAAGTTGAATATATACAGAAGGTTTATGAGATTGATCCTAGACATTTGAATTTTGATTCATATAAAGATATTGTTATTGAAAATAATTGTTGTGGTAAAGAATAAATAATATTGATGAATAGATCAACCTCAATTAAAGACATTGGAAACATTTATCGTGAAATGCAAAAAAGAAATGCATCTTTGGTAAATGAATCTGTTTTAGAAGAAGCTTCTAAAAAGAAATCAAATAAAGTTAAGGCCAAAATGCCTAAAGATACGTTTCCATTAGCTGGTACAAGTGTAAAAGAACCTTCCACTCTTAAAAAGAGTGGTCCTAAAAATGTTAAAAACTTAAACAAGCCAAAGAAAAACAAAAATTTTTCCCAAAAAACTAAAAAAATTGATGAGGGTGATATAAATAATTTTATGAGTATATTCGATAAACTATATGAGAATGTCATGAATAATGACGAACTAGACATTAACACAGGAATCGGCACTGGTCCAGAAGGCGATGCTGGTGATTCTGATCTTGACCTTGGTCTTGATGATAGCGATACAGATTCTGATCTTGGAGGAGAAAATGAAGTTACAATTACTTTAGATAAAGATCTCGCAAAACAATTACTCGATGTTCTTAAAGACGTTGTTGGTGAAGATGAATCCGATAGCGATTTAGAAGCTCTCGGTGTTGACACCGACTCCGAATCTGATACTGAAGATGACGATGAAGATGAGCAAAGTGAGGAACATGATGGAGATTGTGATGAACAATGGAGTGAAACAACAGATATTGAAAAACTTCCCGATTCTGCTGGACACAAACTTCAAAAAGGTTTTGCTGCCGCTGGAAACATCAAAGCATCCTCTGGAAAAGCTGATGCTAAAGTAACCGATACAGTCGGTACTGAAACTGGTAAGCATCCATTAGATCATAAGTCTGAATTAACCAACCCTTCTAAGAATAAAGTTGGTGGACTCAAAACAGGCAAAAGCCTCTTTGATCAATAAGATAAATTAAAAAAATAAACAATCAAACCCTCGAAGAAATTCGAGGGTTTTTTTTGTTGTATATGTCAATAAAATAATATTAGATCTTTTTTATTGTGATATAAATCAATAAAGTATAAAAAAAGAACACCAAGGATTTCTCCTTGGTGTTCTAAGTTTTTACCTACTTCTAATATTAGAAGTATACTGAATTGGTCGCAGGGCTGAATGCTTCGCCAAGACCCGCTAACAGAATTACATGGTAGTATAAATTAGCACCAAAAATGTTATCAACAACACCATAGCGGGTCATAAGACCAACGCGAGGGCTGAAGTCATTCGTGCCAATTGTCCTTTGGATCATCACAGGGATGTAAGGGCAATAGATAATACCAGTATCGTAGAATTCTGGACCTTTGTAACCAAGTAAAGCATATTCCACACGATTTGTGCGGACTTCACCTGGGGACAGATAGGTAGAACTACGACCTTGCTCAAATTGAGCCTCTGTACGAGTATCGCGGTAAACATTAAACCTTCCACCGAGATTACCAACTTTTGCAACACCTACTGGCTGAGTATTAACATTGCCTTGAACTGGAACCCATTGGAATTCGGGTAACATTTCGAGGATTGCAGCAACGCGAGGGGTACAAACGATGAAGTTTGCAGCACCACGGCGGTTGCGAATAGCAATACGGTTAGCTTCGATGATTAAACGTTGATAGAAATCGCGGTTGCGTTCAACTAACCAGCGGCCATCGGCAGATGCAGGACTCCAGACGGAGTATCCAACACCAAAACCAGCGTTGAGTGATGTTTGAATCATACGCATGATCATCTCACGGTCGATCTCAGCTTGCAATTCGTAAGACATTGCATTGGTGAGTTCGGTATCGATATCGATGCCATTCATATTTTTCAAGTCTTGCTCTAGTTCAACTGACCAACGTGCAGCAAGGCGGCGTGTGCCAGCCTCGACAGCGGTTTTCTCGAAAGAAACTTCGATTTGAGGGATTTTACCTGTCAATTCGAAATTTGCTAAGAGTTGAGCAACGCCTTGATCTTGCCCAACCATTGGGAAAAGATTTGCGTATGCACCACTTGCGCCAGACAACTTAGCACTGGAAGTACCAGTGTAACGTGTGTCTAGGTATTGGTAGCCGAGTTCCTTGCCACCAGCAGCAGCTTGAGGGTTAGGAAGAGCGGCATTGGCATTAGTGCCAGAACCGTCAACACCATCATTACCGAGTTGGTGGGCGAGGTACTTGTAACGCAAAGCGAAAGCGAGGCCAACGGGTCCACCCATTGGTTGAACGCCAACGATTTCGTTTGTAATCAATTCGGGGAAAGTACGGCGAATCATCGGGATGAGGATCTTCGGAAGACGAGCGTCACCTTGGGCATAAACGTCACCAGCAG